ACGTGTTGTGCATCGATATTAAACAATGCGCCAACGAAAGATCTAGCTGCTTTATCAGAACCTACTGTACCAACACTCGGATCAATTACGCGACCGTTAAAGTCGTTTTGCATAACTTTAAGGAAGTTAAGTCCATCACGATAAGTCTTAGGTAGATCGATAAACTTGTAAGTAGAAGTAATAAAGCGTTGAACTTCGCGTTGTAACATAGTCTTGTTATTATTAAGAATAGTTTTAGCAAACCTATATTCTTTATTAGTTTCCCATTCGAAGTTAGGTTCATTAACTGGTCCAAGCGCTGTTTGAGTATTGTAGAACATTACGTTGTGTAAAATATCTCCAAGTTTAATTGCTTGTGCTTCTTGTGTAGTCGTACCTAATTCTGAACGAATTGCTTGGCCTGCAAGTTTACCAATAACTACTTGACTTACAATCTTACCAAGTTGGCGATAAGCTTTAGCTGTTGCTACTCTTGTATCTTCAGGAATTCGTAATTCGTTATTCCAGTAATAGAAGTCTGCATTCCATCTAGTTGCAAGGTTACCACCATAGTTGAGATCCCAACTCATAGCATCGATAATGTAACCAGCATCTCTACGACACTTGGCTTTTGAGTAATCAATGATTGTGAATGTATCTTTTAAGAACTTAGTTATATCATCAGCTAATTCGTCGAGATTATCATCAATGATTCTGCCTGCTTCTACTTTTGAAGCATTGACCCAAGATGTATTTGGCTCAACGATTGCTGGTAGACCATCTGTGCTATCTCTTCTTATTGCATTTTCTACAATTCTTACTAAGTCAGCAACTTCTTCACCTTCAACTGCTGTCGCATTTGTATTTGTTGTATCTTGAGTAGTCCAAGTTCTTACAGCTTTCTTAAGGCCTTCAGTAGTTGCACTTACAAATGTGTGAACACCTGAGTATGAAGCTGCAGCTCCGACCCACATAGTGATTACATTACCTTCGACATATAAGATCGGGCAAGGTTGGTCATAATACGGATGATGTGCTTCAGGAACAGCGTGGTTAGTTGCACCAGAACCAGTATCACAAGAGAATGTGAAGCTTGCAGGTTCAAACGATACGTAATCACCAATTTCAAGACCATGTCCTGCATCAATAGTTGCAGTAAAGTAACCAGTATCTGGATCGTATGTAGCGTCGGTTGAAGTAAACCCTGTTTGATATGTTGTCTGACCTTGTACAATTGCTTCAACAACTTTTGCCATTTCAGTAAAGAATTTAGCAGTTTGTTGTCTCTGATCTACTGGTAGTATCGAAGTTGATCCTTCGAAGTACAATCCAGCAGTCATTAACATTGCATAGTTTGTTGTATAGTTAACATCGTGTGAAAGAGAATCGATCATAACACCAACATCTCTACGACACTTTTCTTTAGAATAACTGATACCGTTATACGTTTCGCTGATATAGATTTGTAGATCTTTAGCCATTTGAATAGAGTTGTCATCTATTGCGTTTTTAGCAGTAATCAAATCAGCATGAACCCAATTTGTATTAGGATCAATTCTTGATGGGATATTCGCTGGACTATTATCGTCTGCAACTTTCGCTAACATAGTTGCTAAGTTCATAGCTTCAGCTGATATAGTTCTTCTTGCAGCTCTATATTTCATTTCTTGTCTTACAGTGTTACCTGTAATATGTGTAATCGCATTCATTGTTGCGCTTACGAATGTATGTGCTCCACCACCTCTACCGTAAGGAACTTTTCCAACGTTCATAGTGATTGTTGTTCCGGTTCTTGCAGTGATTTTCATCGGTGCATTATAATAAGGATGATGAGCTTCAGGCGCAGGATGCTGATGCAGGTTGCCATCTAACGCACAGGTGAAGACAATACTCTCAGGTGCAATCATAATGTAATCGCCTACCTTAAGATTGTGGTTAGCCATGGTAGCTGTGAAGATGCCTGTGTCTGGATCGTATGTTGCACTAGATGGTGTAAATTTACGACCTTCTTTGCGAGGAACAGCTTCGTTACGAATAACGTGGTTAACAATTTTACCTAAGTGTTCGAACGCTTCTCTTGTTGATGAACGTTGATCTGCTGGTAAAATATTAACAGCGTTTTTGAAGTAAAGCTCTGCAGTGCCGTGCATCGCAGCGTTACCACCGTATTGAATATCGTGTGATATTGCATCAACAATATAACCTGTGTCTCTTCTGCAACGATCTTCGTCATACTCGAGATAACCAAAGTTTTCTCTTAAGTAATTTGTGATTGTAGCTTGTAGATTATCTTTGCGAGATCCTACAAGTTCAGCTTCTGTTTCGTACAGATAACCATCAGCACCAGCAGTTGCAGTTTTTGCTTCAACAAGTTGTGGCATATTGATAAGAGAGTCATCAGCGATTAAGTCACCAACTATTTTCCACAATGATGTGATATGTTGCGCTACTGGTGCAGTTACAACTCCGAATGAAGTATTTTGTACTGCTGCGTTTCCAGTAGATTTTGAAACTGTTTGTTTAAGAACGATTTGAGAAGCTACTGCACTTAAGTGTGTATATAAAGCTGCAGTTGGAGCTCTTTGAGCCGCACTTAATGTTGACAATCCGTTTTCAAAGTATAGTTTAGCAACATCTAACATTGCTGAATTTGATTCGTGTTGTGTATCGTAAGCTACGGCATCAACCATGATACCAGTATCTCTTTGGCATTTAGCAACGTCGTATGACAATCCAGGATAATTCACATCAATCCAAGCAGTAGCTTCAGCTTGCATGAATGCTCTGTTTAATTGTAAACCTGTGCGAGCATCGAAGTGATTGTCTGAAACATGACCTATACCAAAACTGTAATTTGTTCCGTCTGGAGTATAGTCATTGACCATCGCGTCGATAATATTACTGAAGGAAATCTGTGCTCTAGATAGTGCTACACCGGAAAGCTGTGCTTCGATGTCTTTTTGTACATATTGAATTCCTTCAATTGTTTCGGCAAGTTGGTCTTGAATAACCTTGTCGGCTCCTACAGTACCAATTCTGTATGATTTTCCGATGTACTTACCATTATATGTTGAACCTGTTTGAACATCTCTTCTAACAGCATCGATAATAAATCCAGCATCTCTTGCGCACTTAGCTTCATCGAATGTATAGTTATTATCTTTAACAAACTGTATAATTTCTTCTTGAATAAATGTTCTATTCCATTGAAGAGATTTACGAGCGAATGTTCTGCTTGGTTCCATTTTTGGTTTAGTTACTAAATTCTCAGTAGGTAGATTAGCAGGAGTTTGCTGTGATATATCAAGTGAACCCGCATAATCAGGAATAACTAATCTATCATCTACGATTGAGGATATAACGTTTGTTAATGTTTTGCCTAATGTCGCGGTTGTCGCATCAGCTGCAATACCAGACATATTTTGAGAAGTAAGATTACCGTTAACTTCTTTAAGAGCGTTGCTCAATGCGCTCACAAATGTATGTACACCTGAATATGTTGCAGCAGCACCAACCCAAAGAGTGATGGTTGTTGCATCAGCACCAATGATTGGACAAGGCTTATTGTAGAATCTGTGATGTGCTTCGGGAACAGCGTGGTTAGTTGGTCCAGAACCAGTATCACAAGAGAATGTAATTCCAACTGGTTCGAACCAAATGTAATCTGAAGTTGTTAGAGTATGCGAACCAATTGTTGCTACCATGATACCAGTATCTGGATCGTAAGTTGCGTCAGTCGGTGTGAATTGCGCACCAAATGTTGGAAGCACTAATGTTTCAGATATTACATCTTCTACTATATCTGCAAGATGTGTAAACGCCAACTTAGTTGGTTTTCTTTGATACATTGGAAGTACGTTGATCGCACCTTCAAAGTAGTATCTTGCAGCGTGTACTGTTGCTGAGTCACCACCATATTCTAAATCTTCTGAGATAGCGTCAACAATATAGCCTACATCACGTGGGCATTTTCCTACGTTGTATGCTAAACCGTTATATTGCTCGTTGATATAAGTGATAATTTCTTCTTGATATTTAGGAGCTGAACCTTGAACATTTTCATATTGAGCAACTAAAGTAGCATCGTAACCACCGCTTAATGAAGCGAAGTTAGGTTCGAAGATCTCAACGATTGTTCCGTCGTTCTCAAGGATTGTAGTACCAATATCTGCGAACAGTTTTTCCGCTGCAGTTGAAACTTTAGGGCCAACTGATCTTCTTACTCCATCAGTTAATGCGCTTACGAATGTGTGAGCAGCATTGACATTTGCAGGTCCAACCTGTAAAGTAATAGTAGAAGCTGTTACAGAATCAATTCTAACTGGTGTGTTAAAGATTGGATCTGACGGTCTTGGATGTGATAAGTTACCACCACCGTTGCTTGCACAATTTAGAGTAATAGCGTTTTCCGCGAAGATTACATAATCACCTTCAGTAAGTGTATGACCTGCCATTGTCATAGTCATTACACCTGAGATGTGATCGTATGCAACATTTGTTGGAGTATAAGCTTCTGACATAGTAGCTGCTTTAACAGCGTTAGCTGTTACACTTACAAATGCGTGAGGTGATTGTGGCTCATGCTTAATAGCGTTTGTAGTTGCTGATACGAATGTGTGTACCGAACCTGCAGCTGAACCAGCATTACCTACGTCAATAGTGAATGTACCATCTTGACGTTTAATCGCGTCAGCGTTAGCTGATACAAATGTATGTGAACCTGTATAATCTGATGGACCAACATTTACTTTAAATGTGTTTGTTGTTACATCAGAAACAATTAACCAACGACCGGACGCATAATCTGTTGCTCTTGGATAACCCTTTGAAACTGTGTTGTTATCCATGACGCATGTATAATTTAGTGAATAATCATCCATCATTATATAATCGCCGTTGCTAAATCCGTGCAATGGAATAGTAAGAACTGTATCACCGGTTGCTGCGCTATAAACCGCGTTTGTTGGTGTATGATTTGTTGAACCAACCGCAGTAATTGCTATTGATGCACCAGCGTATGGATCTGATCCAACTCTTGGATAAGTATGTTGTGTTGCTCCACCGTCTTGATCACAAGTGAATGTGAACGAGTTGTTTTCTAGGACAACACTTCTACCAACACCTAAACCGTGCTGACCAACAGTTACTATCATATCGCCAGTTGCTGCATTATAATCAGCTGCGCTTGGTGTGAAGTATTTGTTAGGACCAGAAGCTCCAACATTAACTGTAACAGTATTCGTTGTTGTTTCTGTAATGTTTATTGAGCGATTTGCCATTGGATCGATTGATGGTCTAGGGTATGTTTTCTGAGCTACATCACCGTCCATATCACAAGTGAATGTGAAAGAATTATCATCTAGAGTGATTCTATCATTAACGTTTAATGTGTGACCAGCCATTGTCATTACAAAGTCGCCAGTTGCTGGATCGTAAGTAGCTGTAGTTGGAGTATAAGCTTCAGTCTCAACTATTGTTTGTGTTACTACAACTTGAAGAGGAGTTACAACTTCGTTTCTTATAATTTGACCAACTAATTCTGATGCAAACTTATAAGCTGCAGATGTTGGTGCAACTTCCTCGTCATCGAGAACCGGGATAGCATTTTCAAAATACAATCTTGTTTGGTTTGCAGTAGCTGCGTTTGAACCATGTTGAATATCCCATGATGCAAGATCAACGAATATACCCATATCTCTTTCGCAAGCAGCTGTGTTATATACGAAGTTAGGATACTCAGCTGTAATCCAAGCAATGATTTCTTTTTGGATAAACGATTTGTTAACTTGCAAAGCTCCGCGAGCTCGTCTTGCGTCATTTGAAACCGCTTTATCACCGAAGTAAACCGCGTCTGCATTAGCATTGCCGTTTGTCATGATATCGATGATTTCATCGAACGCTGAATTGGCTCTTGTCAAACCTGTTCCAGAAAGAAGATCGGTTCCTACTTGACCTTTAAGCCAAGTGATTGCACCAACAGTTTGTGTTAATTGGTTGTTAACAACATTATTTGCTCCAACAGTTCCTATACGATAACCTTTACCTGTGTAAACTGAGTTAACGTTTGATCCAGAAGCTAAGTCTCTTGAAACTGAATCTAGTATAAAGCCTGTGTCTCTTGAACACTTGTCTCTGTCGTAGATAAAGTAATTAGTGTCTAACCAAGAAACAACTTCGTCTTGGAGGAATTTCTTGTTTTTCTGTAACTGTCTTGCAGCATATGTACCTTGTTGAGATGCGCCAACTTGTACAACTGCACCTTCGTCAGCACTTACAAAAGTATGTACGTCTGTGTTTGTTCCAGCATTTCCAACATTAATTGTTACTGTATCAGTCGTTACTGAGTCAACTTTTAACGGTAATTTGTATGCATAATCTCCGATACGTGGAGAGAAGTCGTTACCGCCACCGTTTGCAGCGCAACTAAACACGAAGCTTTGCGGTTGTAATTCGATATGATCGTCAGTAGTAAGACCGTGATTTGCAATAGTTACTACGAATACACCAGTAACTGGATCGTATGTAGCATCTGTTGGTGTAAATGCTTTTAACACTTTTGCAGAGTCTGAGAAGAACAATGCGTTTGAGTCTATTGAGTCTTCAGTTGCTGATACGAAAGTATGGTTGTTTGCGTGTCCACCAGCATTACCAACATTAACTGTAATAGTATTTGAAGTAATTGCTTTAACTCTTACAGGTTCTTTGTATGCAGGGTGATCGCTGAGTGGTGAAAGGTCTGTACCTACAACACCGCCAACATCACAACTAAATACCATCGACTCAGGTGCAATTTGGATCCATTTACCAACTGGTAAATCGTGGTTTCCTATTGTAACTTCTAAATCTCCAGATACTGGGTCGTATGACGCAGTCTGTGGAGTGAACTTGCCAGTCCACATTCCAGCTTCTCTGATTGCGTTAGTTGTTGCAGATACAAATGTATGCACTGATGTGTCGCTAGACTCACCAACATTAACTGTAATTGCTGTACTAGTTCTATCTGTAATCATTATAGGTTTTTTGTAAGCAGGATGCATTTTCTCGGCTTGCATACAATTGTCTGAAGCTGATACGAAAGTATGAACACCACCACCGTTAACAATACCGCCAACATTCATATAAATTTTAGTAGCATCCACTTTTGTGATTGTAATCTGTTTCTTGTAGAAAGGATGATGTGATTCTGGTGCAGGGTGATTAGTTACATCGTTATCTAACTCGCATGTAAATACTATTGAACTTGGTTTAAATTCAACTTTATCTCCAACTTTAAGAGTATGAGTTCCAATAGTTGCACTAAACTCTCCAGAAGCTACATCGTATGTTGCTAGAGTAGGTGTAAAGTTTAAAAACTGTGTTGCAGGATAAGCATGCTTAGTAGCATTGCCATCTAATGCGCATGTAAACACTAAACTGTGAGGTTCAATATAAATTTCATCGCCAATGTTAAAGTCGTGTGAACCAATTGTTAAGTCTATAGAACCAGATGCTGGATCATATGCTGCTGCAGATGGTGTGTACTTTTTACCGTTGTTGTTCAACAATCTTTTCATTTCGTCGAATGAGTCGTTTGATCTATCAACTGCTATTGAGTTATCACCTATAAACATTGCTGCTCTTGTTTTAAGATAATCAATAGATCCAACTGTTTGTACTAACTGGTCAGTAACACTAACTTCACCCGATTTAGTACGATAAGCCGCACCAGTTTGAATTGCGTTATAGTTTGTACCAAGGATCATATCTCTTTGGACAGCAGGCAAGATATACTCTTCAGTATCTCTATGACACTTTTTACTATCATAGAAGTACCATTCGTTATCGGCCCATTCCATCATATAATCTTGTACAAATTCTTTGTTAGCTTGAAGATGCTTGCGAGCATTACGCTTATCAGCAGATATTCCAGAGTTATCACTAAACGTGATCGCGTTACCAATAACTGATACTGCGTTGTCTTTAGCTTCTACAAATCTATGTTCGAAGTTAGCTGCTGTTAAACCAGGATTAACTGTAATTGTTTTAGCTGATTTTGCAACAATTGGTAAAGCAGCTAAGTAAGCTTTTTCTGATTTGCGTGGGTGAGAAAGCTTAGTTTTAAAGTTGTCGCTTGAACACGTGAATGTGAAGCTTTCCTCAGCTAAGTTAACATAACGACCAACCTCAAGATTGTGAGTACCGATTGTGATAACCATCATTCCTGTTACAGGATCGTATGTTGCTTTAGTTGGAGTAAACTTATCACCAACATTGGAAATCGTATCAATAACAGTTGAGAATGCATCGTAAGCATCTTGTGCTGCTGGAGCAGAATTAGCTTGAATTAATTCGTCAGTAGTTTTGCGTAATCTTTTAAAAGAAGCTACAGTTTCGTTTCTTTGATTTTCTAAGCTTGTTCGTGCAGTGTTAACATAATAAGCAAGACCTGATGTTACAGCGTTATAGTTAGTATCAAGCATCATGTCATATTTTACTGCAGGTAAAATGTATTCTTGAACATCACGTTCACATTTTACGCTGTCATAAGCATAGAATTCTTCATTATTGTCGATCCAATCTACAAACTCGCTGATGATTAGGTCTCTGTTTTGTTGTACTACTTCGCGGGCTCCGGTTTGGTCAGATTTGCCAGTGTCACTAAAGATAATTGGATTAGCAGCTGCTTCACCATTTTCTAAAATGTTTAATGTTTCGTCAAGTGAAGTATTAATTCTTCCCTTGAGATCTGCACCTGAATATCCAAAGATACCACCGTTTACGCTAGTCATCGAGTCTTTAAGATGCACTATAGAACCAACTGTTTCGGTTAATTGTTCTGCTTTAACGACTTGTGATATAGGGCTACTATAAGATATGCCGTTTAAACGACCCCAATAGTTTGAGTTTGTCGCAATATCGTAACCAGTATTATCTACAAGAATTCCTGTATCTCTAAAGCATTTGTCTGCGTTATAACCTTGATAACCTAAACCGCCAGAAGCTACATTGGCTGTGAGATGATAAACCATATCATCGACGATTTCGTCAGATTTTGTAGCAAGTGTATCAGCAAATACAGAGTTAGCAATTAGATTACTTTGAGTAGCTTCGGCTGGTCTAATAATAACTGTGCTACCACGTGCACGCATTGAGATGTCACCAAACTGAGAACCAGAGTTGTTCAAAGTCATTTGACCACCGTCTAATGCAAAGAACGCTTGGCGTGTAAAGATTGACAAGGAACCAATTCCGTTAACACCAGCACCGTTCTTAGCAACATAACCTGTACCGTTTTGAGTACGAGGTGTGAAACCAAAACATAGTACGTATGTGTAAAGTGAGTCAGTATCTAGTACAGCTCTATCTGCAAGTAAACAACCGCCGCCACGACCAACTAATCTATTAGGGAAGTCATCGATGCCTATACTTTCAACTGTACCTGTACCGCCGCGTTGTGCGTAAAGAATATCTCCAGCTTCAACATTTCCTTTGAGGTTACGAACGTAAATCTGACGATTTGAATTAATATCATCAATATAAGAAACATAACCAGTAGCACCACTTGAGAATGTAACTTCATCATCTACTTCAAATAAGCTTTGAGCAGAGTGACCTGCAACTAAATAGAATTCTTGACCTAAATCAAGGATGGTACCTTTTGAGTTAAATGGATTTAACGGAGGTTCAACATCTAAACGGTTAAAGTTTGAAAGCTGTGTAGAGTCACGAAGATAAGGTGAACGTCTTAGCAATGCACCTGGACGGTAAGCAATAGCGAAGCCACCTTCTGGTTGGTCAAAGTTATCAACTTCAAAGTTCATATAACCAAAGCCTTGAACATAACAACCAGAACCAACTAAAATACCGTTAGTACGTTCGAAACCTTTTTTCTTCTGAATTACTGTTGCATACTGACCAGCAGTTGATGTCATTGAGCAGTCATCAGGTAACATAATTGGTTCATCAACATAGTAAGTACCAGGACCTACTGAGATGTGAACTGCGTTATTAATGTCGTTACGATCGTATGATCCACCAGCTTTTTCTAACGCAAGTCCCTCTGCACGTTTTAGTGTGCGAACTGGTTGTAGAATTGTACCTGGATAATCATCGTTACCGTCTGAAGCAACGTGCACTTTAAGAGATTTTTCTGTTTTCTTTGAGAACTCATCGTACAATTGACGGTAAGTCATTTTCTCTGTATCGCCAGTTTTGACGTTCTTAAGAGCAAAGTAACTATCTTCGTCGAGCATTGGCTCAAATACTTTGGTAAGTTCCATATCGAAGTCAACTAGTTTAGACTCTTCGATTGTTGAATTAGCTACTGTACCGTCTTTAAATTCTGAATTTTCAATAACAGATTTTTGCTGGCCTAAACCGTCTGTGCTTGAACTCGTAATTGTCATGTTCTGAGCAACTACGTTATCCAAAGTACCTTGGAAAGATGAGTTAGTAATAACGTTATTTGCTAATGTGCCATCTTGAATAGTAGTATTAGTAAATATATTATTGTTACCAGTACCGTCAGAGAAATCTGAACTTGTGATATTAGTATTGTTTGCAGTACCGTTATTAAACGCTGAGCTTGTAATAGTAATATTATTTGCAGTTGTATCAATGATTGACGAGTTACTAATAGTAGTATCCCAAATAAAACCATTAGAGAAACGAGAGTTTGTAATATCAACATCATCTAGATCTGTGTTAATAATCGTAGAGTTAGAAATTGCGGTATCATAAATTGTAGAATTACCGGAAATTGCTGTGTCGCGTATCGTACCGTTTGAGAAGTCGGTAGTAATAATTACTGAGTTAGACATTAACGCATCTTCGAGAATAATCTCGTCAATTGTAATGTTTGTAAGGATTAAACCGTTTGCTGTACCTTGCTCAATTGCAACGTTTGCGAATGTAGAATTATCAACAGCAGAGTTGGTAAAGATATTGTTGTTGCCAGTACCATTAGAAAAATCTGAGTTGTCAATGGCCATGTTATTAGCAGAGCTATTAGTAATTACAGCATTATCAATGGTTGAATTAGTTAGAACAACATTATTACCAGTGCCATCATTAAACTCAGAACTAGTGATTACTGAGGATGTCTGTGTAATATTGTTTGCTGTAGAGTTTTGAATATCAACGCTGCTTATCGCACTACCTATGATAGTACCGTTATTATAAGCAGAATCATTAATAATTACTGAGTTGAGAGTCGAAGCTGACATAACAACGTTAGAAATTCTTCCACCAGTAATTATAATTCTATTGAATATCTCGTACTGTAGAGCTTGAACCATCTCTTTTCGTGTGATGTTCTTGGTACCATCATCACCTTGGATCAAGTTCACGATGACGAATAAATCCTCGGATCTTGTGTTAGCGCCTTTTATCGGACCTAGTTCTGAAATCAACGACATTATCGAGTACCTTTTTAAATGTATTTTCTTTTATTTATATAAATCTGTCACGGGATGCCTTGCGTCTGACAGTTTTATTTACTCTGTCTTCCATAAGATTAGATCATCTGCCGCATCATAGTATTTACGTTCGCGAATTAAAGATGCTTTATAAGACTCTATTTCTTCTTCATTATTTAGTACAGAACCGTCTATACCTTTTGCAAACCACCATTTGTTATCATCGTATTCTACTGTAGGTATGTTTTGTAATTCATCTAACGAACCTGTAAACAGAGATGTGCTAGATGCGTCTGTCCATCTCCATTCAGAAGTTGGTTCAAAGTTTCCAACGGCAGCCATGAACGTGGTGTTCATTCTTTTCATACGAAATATAGTCAGCGCGCGTTCTCTACTAATAGTAAAAACTGGTGAGCCTATTTCTACACATATTTCGTTAAGTCTGTCTAGAAATAGCATATCATTAGTTACAAAAGCTTCTGCTTCTGTAATTGTGTTAATTTCTGACGGCAAGTATCTTTCAGCGTATATTTTAGATGCTTCACACAAACCGCTTGATTTTTCTTCTAAGTATTTTTGTCTTTTGTTCATTATACACTTCCCCAGAAAACGCCGTTGTCTAAGTTAACAGCTGAGAATGTTCTGTCTGTTTTAATAGCTTGACCACCAGTACCACCAGCTCTGGTTCCTGTTGTGCCACCAGATTTACCCCAGCCTCCGCCGCCTCCGCCGCCATTACTTACTGCAGTACCGCCTGCGTTATTTCCTGATCCACCAGCACCACCGTTTTCACCAGCTTCACCGCCGCCGCCTGCACCACCAACACCTGGAAGTATTCTACCTCCACCGCCACCGCCGGCTGCGCCACTATCTTCACAACCGCCTTCATTATCGGCACCACCACCGCCGCCGCCTGCGCCGCCTCCTGAGCCGCCACCGGCTTGAGATGCGTTACCACCGCTAGTACCAGACGCGTTAAGAATTCCACCTGAACCGCCTTGCGCATTATTATCAGAACCAGAACCAGTACCACCTGCTCCACCGCCTGCGCCTCCTGCGCCAGTACCTCGGGCGCCTGCTCCACCTCCGCCACCGCCTGCAACGTATCCAAAATTAAAAACAACAAGCGGGCCTTCTCCTAATACTTCTAGAGCTGGACCACCAGCTCCACCAGCTGTGTTTGAGTTACCGCCTCTGCCGCCCATGCCAATAATATTACCTCTATTTCTTATAACATTCAGACCCGTCATAGATGCTGGTATAGTTAATCCAGCTTTAGATGTGGTGCTTGACCATAACCAATAATCTAACGGGATTTGAATGTCGTAATTTCTAGTTGGATCGGTATAACCCATAGCTTGTAAAGATTCCCACAAATCACAGTTATTACGATTATATTTCGAATTGATTTGACTGTCTGAAATAGCAACCCAGTCGTCGCCAACCACGTAGATAATATTTGATTTGCCGTAGAAATCACTAAACTTAATTTCTCCAGAAGTTGGTAAACCAATCCCGGCAGGTAAGTTATAATATTCTGACAGTAAGTAAGGCTTACTACCGAAGTTAGACCCAAGCGATTTAAATTCGTCATGAATTTCAGTAAATGAAAGAGGTCCGTTGCTCTTAATAGTCATGGCTTACTTTCCTACTTTTTCGTTCAATTCCTTGATAGCTTCGATTAATAAACCAATTACGTTACCGTGCCTGACCGCGTATATAGCTTCGCCAGTATCTGGGTCTGTGGTTTCGTAAACAGCTTCAGGTAAAACTTCCATAAGTTCTTGCGCCATAACACCAGTCATTGGTTCATCAGGCCTTGATTTATAGTTAAATGTATAACCTCCAAGCTGTGAAACTTTATCTAACGCGTTATCGATTGGTGTGATATTTTCTTTTTGTCTTCTATCTGAAACAGTACCAAAACCAGTAACCTCGCCTGTTGAGAATACTGAACCAAAGGTAACATCAGAAGTTATAGCGACAGTTTGTCCAATGGAAAACTCACCTGTTACTGCACTGTAAGACATGCCCGTTCCTCCCGAAACAGCGCCTCTTACTCTGGCATTTGTGTAATATAAGTTATTTGTACCTTCTGTTAAGCCATTCGTCGAGTGGTTTGTTAAACTTGAAACTGTACCGAGAACGTTACCAGTAAATTGAGCTACACCTGATGGAAGTCCATTACCATTTTCAAATACTTTACTTGTGCCGTTAGAAGCGTAAATGTCACCAACATGATCACCAGTAAACGTACCGCCTGTCGCGGTAGTAAACGATACTGTATTTGCTACAACATCACCGTTAAACGTACCGGTTAAAGTGATATCGCCAGTAATATTTGAATTTCCAGATACATTTAATGTAATAACATCAAGCGTACCAGCAGGAGAAAGTTTAAGTTTAGTAGTTCCTGCACCAGTATCGATAACAAAATTACCGTCTGTTGAATTATCGATTCCAACATCCCATGATAATGTTCCATCTGTATATCTTGTTTGTCCGCCTGTTCCAAAATTGAAAACCGAAACTTGTTTAGAGTTACCATTTATTTGTATAGGAGCATCAACAGCAATTCTTGCATTAGATGAATACGCTTCAATTTTATCAGCTTTAAACAACGTATCTGCGTATACATTATTGGCTTGCATGTCACCGTTAATAAAAGCATCACCTACAGTAGTATCTCCTAAAGCAGTAGCGGTAATAACTGAAGTACGCATAAGATCAACCATTTCGTTGGTTTTGTCAAACCAATTTTGAAATGTTTGGGTAGTAGTAATATTTTGAATATTTGGTTTTGCCATTCTACTTCTCTATCTTATCTAGTCTGTCTGTTACATTTAACAATAGACTTTTTATTTCATGTATCTCTTTGCTTAGATTTTCTACTTTTCTATGCAACGCTCTTTCTTGCTTATATTTATTTAAAGCCGCGACGTCAGTATTGAGTATTGCTGATGAAGAATCTCTGATTAAACCGCGATTTATCATGTCAATGCCAACGCTCTCATGTCACGCAATGTCGGTACTTTTGCGATATCTGGCGAAAGCATGTCTATACGTATAGCAAACTTTCTATAACCTAGGAATGTACCGCCAGTACTTGTATATTCTAATGTGCCAGCATTTAAATTTGCAGCTTTGACTTTATACTTAATTTCGCGATAGTCGCTCAAGTTAAGATCTGAACTGTATGAGTTTCCACCTTCAAAAGCTTCTAACTCCATCCAAGGAATACTTGCAAACGAAGCAGAGTCGTATACGTTTTGAGGTTTAATATAAACTTTAATGTTGGAACCTGAGGGTCTATAAGCAGTAACAGTAACTTCCATATCTTCAGCGTCTAAGCTTTCAGCTAATTCGATAGTTTTGCTTATATATTTTGAAGTAGTATCTGCTACATTCGTAATTTTGTACTGATATGAAAGTAGCGTTGCTGTTTCTAAATCAACAACTGGTGTTGTCGTTTCAGATGAACCGTTGCTCATATTTACAGTAATTTCAAATGGTTTTGCATCAGCTATATCGTTTGACTTTGAGAATACTGTAACGCCTTTTTTGTTAAATGTATTCTTATTACCGAATTGCATTGGCATCGTATAAGAAGTTGTACTGTCATTGGCAACTAAAGCACTCGATAAGTTAGTAGTTGTAACTGAATCGTTTGTCTTCATTATCAAAGGTTGTATATAGCTTAAGTTAATGTTATCTACTGATCCGATAGTACCGGTTATACCACTTCTTAAACCCTTAACTGTTTGAGCAACTAAGAATTTCTTAGAATTAGTAGCAGAACTATCGATAAGATGCATTACACTTCTTTGTAAAGGATTATAATGCGATATAGTACCAGTTACAATTGATTTACCTGTTGAACCAGCGCCGACAGTATATGATACTTTCTTAGTAGATGTCATAGTTGTTGAAGAATCAACACTTGCTATTTCAAAGATCGCGTCAACACCTCCAGCAGTAATAAGAATTTTATCACCAGCTGCGTATGTATCGCCAAGAGATGTACCAGTTATAATATTTGTACCTGAAACCATAGTAACGGCAGAACCTGTTGAGCCAGAAAGAGCAAGTTCAGTATATATTTCTTCTCCGTCTGTAAATCTTCCAGTCCAATCAGACAACGTTAAGAATTCGTGGTCTTTATTAGTAAATGTAACAGAACCAGCCGCAGCGTTAAATTTATGCCTGTATATAGTAAATTTAAGATCTTCGTCTTGATATGATTTCCACGCCATGTTGTTTGTTGACGAGAATAAAACTCCGTCTCCCCAATCTTGAACAACTGCTTGTCCTTGAGTTGCACCGGGTGTTAAGTCTACTCCGCCAACTTTAGATGTAAACGCCAAATAATTAGGATCGTTTGCATCAGGCATAAGAACAATTGCGTATTCTTTTTCTACATCTAGTCTTACTGGAGCTTCAAAATCAATTGTAGTTACAGCACTCGCATCATCTGAAACGTTTACCGCGCTTGCTAACAAGTGTACTTTCGAGAATGGTAAAATTGCAGAAGCTGGATAACCATTTACTACTTCTCGTAGCATTACTGTTACACCGTTAATATCTGATTTACGCTTAAAGTATAAATCTACTTTTGAAGCAAAGATGGAATTCGCACCTCTACCCATACCAGTCTTAACAAAGAATGTTTGAGCTAAAGGATCGTGCCTGAAAGGTCTGCCTGCAACATTTCTTGTTGTTACAACAGGTGTACTATCAAATTCTGGTATTCTTGTAGAGGTTGTTAAACTACTCTTTTCAATAGATATGTTATAAGCATGATATTCTAGTTTCGCTCTTGATGTTGAAGCTGATTCAATATCTGCGAATGTACTACTATCTGCAATTGTTAATGTTCTATCACCAACATAGAAAGTATTATTAGGTAATTCAAAAACTGCTCTTAAAACACCGTTTGAGTCTGTACTGACTGAAGTAGAACTAAGAGCTCCGAAAGGTAAAACATCTCTCGCTGTTGTTGCGTCAGGATCGCCAGCTCTTACTTTATCTGTTATTGCTACACCATCAAAGTAGAAATAATGCGGTGTATCTGGTCTAAGACCTGAAACAAATATCTTAATATCTCTTGCTCTCATAAATGGTGAGAATTGGAAATCAGACACAAAGTCACCTACTACATTTTCTATAGGAAGAGCGTTTGGATCTATGCTCAAAGATGTATTAGTATCTGTGAATGTTGAATTTCTCTGGAACATTCTAGTTCCAACCATGGTTAAACTCGAACTGACAAGAGAGCTTGTTGTTTGAGTCAAAGGAATAAATGTTTGCAAGTTTTCAACGAAGTCTGTGAACGGTGTTACTAAATCAATGTCGAGAGTAACTGGATTTGATGTAGTATCGTGAGCCATATCATGGCTTGGCGATAATTGACCGGTTCCGCTGTAAGACCAATAGTTACTTACTAGATTTCTGAAGTTTGTACCGTAAGGTTGTCCAACAATTTTTGTATGATCGTTTCTACTTAATGTTGCTACCTCAGCATCTGAAGTAGAAGGGAATACTGTAGCACCAGTAGCAGATTTGTACCTTAAATCTAACGGAAATGTTGTTAAACTTGGAGATAAAATGCTATCATCTTTTTGGATTGCAGCGTTAAAAGCCGCGTCTCTCAAGTTAGAAATATTAGTATCATTAAACGGATCAACTAAGAAACCGTTTTTAAACCTCGTTAAGCCGTTTTCATCAACTACAACCATATTCTGTGTAGACTGCTCTAACTGGTTTAAACTTACATAATACTCTAGATTTTTAATGCGCTTATCAAAACCTGAAATATCTTTCATAGTGTAAGTCTTAACACCAGAAGCTTTAGTTTTTATCGAATAATAATCTTTGTTCTGTTCAGCAGCTTCTTTTGGTGAAAGAGCTGGGTATCCAGGAATTGTAACTTGTGTTATTGTTAATTGATCTGTACCAATTTTAGGAGGAACAGGATAAGCAGCTTCTGTGCCTTTAATACTAGCAACTTTACCAAAAGAGTCGATAGTAACCATATCAATACGAGATAGGTAATGCTCAATATCAGAAGTTATGCTTGCATTTAATGCAGGAGTTTGATAAGTGTAAGCTGAAAATACGGGTTGTTGTGCACCGACTGCGTTTGATACAACAGATGAACCAGATTCAGTAAGAGCGGTATAACTTGCTCCTCCATCAAGATCTCTGTATGGTCTAAAATCAATGCACTCTCTTAATCTATAAACTGATCCAGTATCTGAGGTGTATACTGGAATATCGCTTGAACGAATATAACCAGATGGCAGGCTAACTGATACGTCATCAATAGGATATGAGTTAATTGCAAAGAAATATTTTCCAGTTGACGTACTAGGCTTAAATACTTTAAGATTAACTGATATAACGCCTGCAGTAGGAATTGGCCTACCAGGAATAACTTCTAAATAAGAGTGATCGTAAAAACTGTCTTTTTGGTTCGTAACAAGTCTGAAACTATCTGTAAAGTCTACGTTTGCCGCATCTTCAATCTTGATAATATCGTAAACATCAGGAAATCCTAAGTTGTACTGAGTTACTCCATTGTTCCACACGAATTTAATCCATGGTTCGACAGATTGTTTATTATAAGGTGTAATATCCAACTCTCTTTTGTTGAAATACAATTCACCTGCAGGATCTGAGTTAGCTGCTGGATCTAAGTAGACAGTCAAAATTGAGTCATTAACCGAAGTCGTATAGCTTAAGATAGGTATAAGCGTGTTCGAAGCATCTACAAATACCATATCTGAATTATCTACAGCAAAATCATATCCAACGATAGGACCAATTGTGATAATATCGTCTCCGCTATCTTCAACCACTGATACACTTGTATCATGAGATCGTACTGGAATAGAAATATCTGTTAATTGCTTTAAACTTTTTGTTCCTGTATTGAATACAAGAGAAGATCTGTTAGTTTCTTTAAGTTTTGATCCAGCTGCAATAGTAATAACACCTGCAGTCCCAACAATTCTTTCGACATTAGCAAAAGTGTAAGTAGCGTTTGAGATTGAAACTCCGAACAAGTATAATCTTGTTGGTGTAATATTTGAAACATAAGCTTGGCCAATAGTTTGACCAGTAGATCTTTGAAGAGTTACTGCTGTATAACCTAAACCTACTGTACCTTGAATAGTTAGAATGTCAACATAAGAACCGTATTCTAATGAAGTAGCTTGGTTATTTTGAATTTCTGTTGTAGTAATAGGATCAACGGTAATATCTTGATCACCTCTATTTTCAATTCTATAACCCTTAACGTACGCAGCTCCTTTACCAACAAGAACCTTGAGATCTGTGCCTCGTCTTTCAGCACTACATTTAAAATCTCTTACGATATAATCACCAGACTCTTCGTAAGTTCTTTTGGCCATTTCTTCGCCAATAGAATTAAATTGTGTAACGTCTCTTATTGTAACTGGATATCCATTCTGATAACGAATTAATGTAAAGAAACCAGGATCAATATCTGCAATTGAAGTAGTTTTAACAGTAAGAGTTGGAACCATCTTAAGTCTGTCTGCGCCAGGTGCATTTTCGTTATTAGATCCGTTAGCATTATCGAATAATGAAGTATCTTGCAAAGAAGAAACTAAACTTTCAACGATTGAATAACCAGCAGAAAGATCGTCAGGAGAATTAGAATATTTGGAAACAATTAATGTCTGAGCACCTGCAAACAAGAAGTGACCTTTTTGGAATACAACACCATCCGCAGCCTGAATACCATACGAACTTCCAACAAATGGTGTCAAGTTAGTAACGTTAATTGACCCAACATTAAGAGTAGTTTCAATTAGTACTGAACCGTTGTAACGATACTTGTTAATTGTGAGGTTTTCACCGCTTATAAACTGAGAATTTCCTGCCGTAGTATTTAGATAGTTGATATAAAAAGTGTTAAGATCAGGTGGACGAGTTTCAAAGCCGCGGGATGCTGTAATGATCGATGCCTTTAGACCAGAATTATCACCAACGATTTCATATTGCGTATCAACAGGAACAGATACACCTGCAACTATTTCATCTGCTAATCCGCCAATAAAACTTTCAGGATCAAACCCCGTCTTATCAGTTAATTTTACGAATTGCAAATCATCTAGAATTGTAAAGTTACAACCTTTAACGATACTACCTTCTCTGTAGATATTATCACCAAATTGCTCAACTTGGTTTTGAAGTATTGTCTGGAGTTGGGTAAGCTCTCTCGCTTGGACCGCGTATGCAGGCTTAAACAAGATTTTATAAAATTGCTTTTCCAGATTGAAATCATCAAAGTACGGAGCAATATTAAGATTTGTGTTAATAGGCATCTATTGTTTTCCTTAAAATTCTAATACTAACTTGTATTCTTCTCTAGACATGAACGACCTAGCAAGAGGTACAAAGTCTTCAAAAAAGTATACTTGACCTGTACGCTGAACGTAGTCAGACTCTATAATATTATTCGCTGTAGGTGTATTTATGAACATTCTCTGTCCTGTAGAATTCACTAATGCTTTAGTTGCGTCTAACGAAATATCATTATTTGCGCGGTTTCGATATGGTCCCATATAGCTAGACAAGAATACAGTATTGGCAGCACCAACTTCTTGAATCTTAGCAGAGAAGATAACATCGTTATCCTCGTTAAACTGTTGTACTACATCATCAACTGCTGCGTATGCAATGTCATCAGTCGTTATCTCAATTCGATTATCAAATACAGTAGGTGTATTTGCTGAATTAGCAGAAGCACTTATAAACTCTGGATTTTTTATAATACCGATATGCGAGTAAGTACCGGTCTTTCCTATTTGGTTGTTATCTGTTTCTGTTATATAACCGTACAACAAAATATGTCTACAATGCAATTCGTCTATTAAATTGTACCCGTGACCGCCAAATGGCGATAATACTGGACGTAATGCAGCTCGTACATCAATCGAATTCGGATCTTCTGGATCGAAATCAAACAACGGATCTACAATTTTAGCTATAACATTTGTATAACCAGAACCTGCGTTTAAAACTAGTAATGATTTTATATTTCCTTCGATAACATTAGGTATAGCAACTGCTCCTGTACCATCACCCTCTATAACACAAGTAGGATTAATGGTGAAAGTTGCAATATTAGATACTTGATCACCCAACGGATCGCCTATTACTTTTGCTTTACCGTATCCTGTTCCTGGCTCGAAAACATAAGAATTAATCACATATAAGAATGATCTACCATCTGAGTTAGTCAAATATATAGACATTCCGTTGTAGTAATTTGTTATTTGATTGATACCGTCTGCTCTTAAAGTAAGAGTTCCGTCATTACCTGGAGCAGCGGTTAAAAATCCTGCTTGAGATTTATAACCTGCGTTATCAACTGGATTAGACACGAAAATATCACTAATCTCAGAGCCGTATACAATGTTATTAGCATCAGCGTTAGGATTTGGATTAATTACAAAATCTTCACTAATCAGAGGGATATAACCAATAGCGTTATACGCTTCAAACTCAGCTGAAGTTATAACGTACAAATATTTCCAAACGTAACCATCTGCAGTTCTATAAACTTGACTTGTATTTTCTGGGTTCCAGTTTGGAGGAGCTGTTGACGGTGAAAGATTTGAATTAGATAAACATTTAAATACTCTGTAATCTCCGGTATCATTGCTGTTCGGACTTACTACGGCATAAAACTTTTTGCCTTCCATATCTAACGTGTCATCATATTGATCGTAGACTGCGTCTTTTTGCCAATCGTAAAACTTGATCATGAATTTGGTATCTGTACCTAAAATCTTTTTTCCGAATAAAGTATTTTCTAAAAATTCATTCGTAGAATACTGCGCGTTTACCGCAGTTTGGCGAACAAGTCCAGTCGTAACTGAAGCTACGTAAACATAATAATCATTCGCTTGAATGTCGTTATAAAACATCCTAGTCGTGTCGTTTTTCATCTTTGATGTTAATATCTCAGTCATTTCACCCAACCTGCTTGCTTTGTAATATTTATAAACATTTCCATTATCCTCTTACTCTTACACGAGTTCTAGGATAAGTTTTACCTGAAGTAGGTCTATTTGCGAAATTTTTCTTAGGAAACGATGATCCTGAGACTGGTCTTTGATTTATCCATCTCAACATTTTGTTTGGAGCACCTTGCAAACTATCTCTGTCCATTGGATCGTCTGTTCCAGTGTCAGCCATTAAATCTGAATTAGCGTTGTCAACTAACCATTGTTGAGCTTCAACTTGAGTCATTGAAGGCCAAGCTTCTGCTAGTAACGCAAGTACACCCGCAACTTGCGGCCCTGACATGCTAGTTCCTTGGTACTTACCTAATTGATATGAACCATTCCTTGTGTCAGCAATACCACCCGTGTGCAAACTACTTTGAATACCTTCGCCAGCAGCGAATATATCTACTTGATTACCACAATTACTAAAGATAGCTTTATCTTCATTGACATCGTTTGATTGTGCACCTACGTTAATGATGGGAGCATATCCTGCTCCTGAACCAGTGCCTCTATTTGTATAATAGGTTCTTCCAAACCCGTAATAAGTTGCGTCATACGTATTGTTGTAATCTTGATCTGCAGAATTAACAGTTTTCCAAGAATTGTTTCCAGCAGATGCAACAATAATAATACCATCGTCTATTGCGTCTTGTATATCAGCTTGTCTGTTGATAAAATAATTAGGTATTGTACACGTTATTGATGGAGCATAAAAACCACGAGCTTGCAATTCTGCTGAGGTTAAATCTCTACCAGGACTAAATGACACGCCACGATATGTTGCTGAAGTAATAGCCCCATAGTTTCCGTCATTAACTTTAATAGAAGAACCATAACTATTATTCGTAACAGTTGGATTACGCCTGCCTGTCGCTGGATTAATTGGCTTTGAATTATGCCATGCTCTAATATAATCCCACATTGTATTATTACTAAGTCCATTAACACCCCAATTTGTGTTAGAACCGTAAGGGCTTATATTATAAATGTTAGCATCTCTCGCCCAACCTTGAGTATTACCTGCAACTGTACCTGCACAATGACAACCATGATCGTTATCAGAAGTAAAATCTGCATCACTGACATCGATGTAAGGTGTATAATTGTATGTACCGTTAGATCCGCCAGTAACAGAGTTTGTTAATGAGAACCAATTAAATTGATTAACTCTTGAAGCTCCGTTTGCAGACTCTTCGTAGTAATGTTCACCTGCATCGTTATCCTGAAGCATATTTTGTATTTGAGCAAAATTAGGTTTACTTAATACTGGTTCAAAGTATTTTTTAAACATAGCATGACCCAACGGGTTATTTGCTAACATACCTGCCGGTGTTTTTAGTGTATCAGACCATTCTGGAGAAAGACTTCCTCCATCCCAGAATTGACTCATATCCCACATTGACCAATTAACTAAATAAGTATATTCTTTATATGCAACCATAGCTGCATCAGAATCTGTCGCCCAATCTGTAGAATAACCAGAGGGATCGTATAGGCTGGCGTCAATTGCTTCTTTCATTGCAAGATGTAATTCTGTATTTTGCCAATCAAAACTAGGATTGCCTTCGAGTATCGGTCCTAAAGATTGCATAGGAACTTCTGTAGCACTTCCAGGAACTGCACCTGGAATACCAAAGTTATGAATTGTATGGAACAAGTGTTCTGCCAACTCTTCGATATCTCTATTACTTGTCGGAGGATTTGGCCCTGATGTATTTCTATACCATACCATATCATCCATAGCGTTATTATTTAAAAAAGTTTGATATCCTGCGTATTGTGCCGCGCCTAAATCTGTTAAAAAGTTTGGTGTATATGAACTACCGCCACCATAAGCAACTCTTTGTGCCGTAGGTATGCCTGCATGGGTAGTTCCTGAATCGCCCTTTAATGTTTTAATTAAATTGGTTTGGTGTTCTAAACTAATCAAAGGATCTTGCGGATTAATAAGTAATGTAATAAATTTTGCAGTTTTATATGCCCAGGCATCTGGTACTGCGGTTTGTCCACCTACTGCACCTGCAATAACACATTTAACTCCACGAACTGTAATTGATCTATCAAATACTGCTCCGTTAGATGAGTCACTTACAAGTGCACCATCCGAATAATCTGTCTCAGTTCCAATTGTTGCGAATTCAGGATGTCCAGGATCGATGTGTCCATCAACAATTACAACATCAACATTTTTTCCTGAGGCAGTCACAGTTAAACTATCAGTAATATTAGTTGTTCCGTTAGAACCCCAATTACTTCTGTTTGTTGTTTCGCTATGTCTTAATAATCCCCAGTTTTTATCTGATTCGTCAGTAAACCAATCTTTAGAAAATGTACCGGTTTGAGTATAGTTTGGTCTAATAGATTCTTCTACTTCTTTAGCTAAGTCTACACCCCAAACCCTTTCGTCTGCTAATACTTCTTCAGCTTCAGCAAATGTAAGCATGTAATGAGTATTACGGCTGATTTTTCTTCTTTGTGTTAACTCAACTGATCTATTAGGTATAGTGATGGAACCTCCCGGAGTTTCCATATCATCGTAGAAACCTTCAAGATCATCTCTATTATGTAGTGTAACAATCCATTCGAACTTTTCCAT